GGTACAGCAAACCGCAGAACGTGTATTACCGCAATCCTTACTCCATCACGGTTGAATACAGACCACTACAACAGGCGATTCTATTTACGCAAAACGTGACGGGAACAAACGTGACAGGTACACAGTGGATCAACTTCCCAGAAGCCAACCGCTATCAGATCGTATATTTCGCAGACTTCGATCCTGCCAACGATGTCACAAACGGGGTAGGTAGTGCAGAGGTAGCGTTGACAAATGCACAACTTTTACGCTACATGGATCGGTTCGCTGCTAAGTTCTTCGAGGGTGGGGCGATGCCTGTGACGTTCCTGGGAATGGATATCAACACACCAAAAGAAGAAGTTAACAGGGTTGAGCGTATCATGAAAAACATGATCAGTTCAATCGCAAACGCCTTCAACGTGGTTGGTATTCGGGCAGGGGCAATTACAACCCAACAACTTACACCACCGATAAAAGACCTGGCTATGACCGAGCTGTACCAGCAGGCATTGAGCAACGTTGCATTAGCGTTCGGTATTCCCAAAACCATGTTGCAGGACGCGGCTAACTTTGCAACCGCCAAAGAACATCGCAAGGGGTTTTACGATGAGACCATTATCCCGAAGGCAAACCGCTTGCGAGATGTAATCAATACACAACTATTGGCTGATGTCGGGACAAGGTTAGATTTTGACTTCGGTTCATTACCCATCTACCAGGAAGACGAAGAAAAACGGGCGCAGGTGTTTAAATTATACGTTGAGGCTGGTTTACACGTTCTTAATGCGGCGGAGTTGTCAGGTATTGAATTAACGGACGAGCAATTATTAAGACAACAAGAACAACCAACTCAACCAACATTACCTGAAAAGCAGGAAACCGATGATGATCCCATGGCAGAGGACTTGAAACGCTGGCAACGCAAGGCGACAAAACGCCTGAAAGACGGCAAGGGCGCAGATTGCGATTTTGAGAGCGACCACATACCAGCATGGATGATAACAGACATCAATATAGAATTAGCGGAAAGCAAAACCGCTGAAGATATTGCGGATGTGTTCAGCAAAAAACGCAGTCAGGACATCACCGGATTACTGGCAGAGTTGAAATCAGTCATGGAGGTTGTCAATGCACAACCAGCAGGCAATTGAAGCCGTCGTCAGGATAGTTGATACACTAAAAGCGCAGGGATACAGCGTCCCGAAAGACCTTGACGGATCTGTATCATTGGCTAAGACCGCCTTGCATTATGAGTTTTCGCTAAGGACTGCTATCCGTGAATTGTACAACACGGGTGACTTGGGAGCATACATTGACCATCATTCGAGGTTGATCGGAGAGCAATTTAACAGGGCGTGGCGTGAAGGCTTGCGTGAATTAGGTTTGACCGTTGAGGACATGACCGAAGCGGAAGCAAGACGCTTGCGTGAGTTGATTTATGAGGAGGAGGGTTACGTCCTTGACTTTGCGGAAGAAATCCTTATTGCACGACAAGAGGGACGACCCGTTGATCCGTATGTTAGCAGAGCGCAAACATGGGCAAACCGCTACAATTCGATTGTCAACGAAGCCAAGACAATGGCGGGCAAGGATCAGAAACTGGAATGGGTGTTAGGCAAAGCAGAGCATTGCTCAAGTTGTATGAAGTTGTCTGGGATTGTGAAACGTGCGAGCGTGTGGCAAGCGGCAGGCATACGACCACAAAACGCACCAAATCCACATCTGGAATGTCAGGGGTATAACTGCAAATGCCAATTAGTACCAACCAAGAAACCAGGTACACGTGGGCGATTTCCAAAGTTGCCATAAAAAAAGTACCCCAAGTGCAACCGACCCTACTCCTGCCGTTGATAGGCTTCAGGCAGGAATTACGCCTATGGGGTACATGATTATTATAACAAATATAGAACAGGATATTCAATGGCTGATTTTATCGGAATAGACATAACGGGAGACAAGGAAATAGCGTCTGCTTTGGAGCGTGTACCGTTCGAGGTTGGCAATGCAATTGTCGATGACGTGTCAGATTACATCATCAATGTCTATAAACATTATCCACCCAAGAAATCAATTAGCAGAGCCGAAGCGTTTCCGCACCTTAGAGCAAGGACTCCAACGGGCAAGATGATTATTGGATATGCTTCATGGCGACAATTTAAGAAAGTCATGGCACTCCGCAACGATGGCAAGATACCATACAAACGCACGCAAACACTCCGCAACAACTGGAAGAAGTACGGGAGCGGTATGAAATCGATCATAGCCAACGAGACCAGCTATGCAGGTCATGTCATGGGAGAGAGCAACAAACAAAGCAACATGCACAGGATGATTGGCTGGATGAACTTCGACAAGGTCTTTATTGACCGGCGGGAGCGTATCAATCAGATCATTGACGGGGCGATAAAAAAGGGATTACATAAGTTGGGGTTTAGATAGGAGAATGAGATGGGAAAAGCAAAAGTAATTGTATCAAGTAAAATAGTAGTTGAAATGGTAACAAAAGGTTGGAATATTGGAAAGGAATCAATCATTGAATGTATTGAAGGTGTTCCAGACGATGCAAAACTTATAGAAGCTAAAATATATAATAATTGGAATATGTATTTTCATGAATTAGAATTAATATTTGAGCATGATACGTTTGAAAATATTGACGGTGCATCATTACCTTATTTACGCGTGGTACACAGAACAACAAGGATATAAATACCAATTTACATTAACCACTTGACAATATAATCATAACGTGGTATATTTGTTCTATAATTTAATATGTGTTCGTACAGGATAGCTTACAGGACTCGTTGAGTCGATAGCGAAAAGGTACAAAACACGAGACGCTAAAGGTCAGAAGACTGCGTATTGATTACCAATTTTATTTGGTCGTTGATACGCCGTCTTTTATTTTATACCGTCAGGAGGTAAATATTGGAAAAATTGAAGTTGAAAATCAGAGATGTTGGCGAGATAGAGCGAGAGCCCGAATCAACCAAGTCGCTGAAATCCATCGAGGAATATCAGAGCGAACCACTGAGCGTTCTGTTCGTGCCTTTTGGCGGTCACATCAAAGGGCGTGACAGCGACGGGGAAGCGTTTCACGAGGACACAGACATCGTCTTACAGCCTGGTGACACTCGACCCATAACCTATTACCACGGGTTCGGGGCTGATGATCCCACCAAGATGCAGAACAAACCAGCCATCATTGGTCGTTTAGTGTACACACACAGGGACGATCAAGGGCATTGGGGTGACGCATTTTTAGACAGCGATGAGGAACTAGCAAAACGAATCATCAATGCGATTGCAGAAAATCGTGACGTGAAAGCGTCCAGTGGTGCAGTCAGCCATCTGGTTCGTTATGCAGAGGGTGGATTGATTAATGATTGGGCAGTCGGGGAAGTTGCCCTGTTCGACACGAACGAATGGCGACGTCCAGCAAATGAATTAGCAATAGTACGCAAGAAAAGCACAAACGAAGCGAAAGCGGATGAGCCACAGGATGCGAACAGTGTCGGAGAGACAGAACCCGTATCAGAGCAGGAAGCGGAAGCGGAAGCAGTGCTTGAGAGCGCAATTATTACCAAAAACAAAAAACATGAGGAGTACAAAATGGAAACTGAAATTGAAGAAGTTGAACAGGTCGAAAAAGTCGTACCTGAAATTGATTACGAAAAATTAGCAAAGGCGATGAAAGACGTCTTTCCTGCTGAAGCAAAAGGCGCACCTGCTCACCTGAAAATGGGCTTGGGTGAAAAAGACGAACTGAAAGCTTTTACCCACTTTGTGAAAACCGGGCAAGAAAACAGCGTCATGGCAAGCATGAAAGGATCCAATGATACTGACATGAACATCACCACCGACGTTGACGGGCAATATCTCGTACCTACCGGGTTTTATCAGCAAGTCATCACCCGTAAGGATGAAATGGCATTGGCTGGAAAATTGGGCGTGACTGAAATCCCTGGTGTTGGAACAACCGTTGATGTACCTTACGACAACGAAGCTGATGGCGAGTTTGTACACACAACCGAAGCCGCAGAGTTTGACGATGACGCACCTGCCACCGGAAAGAAATCTTTGACCTTCAAGAAATACTCAAAGATCATCCGAATCTCTCATGAATTACTTCGTGACGAAGATGCCAAACTATTAGCGTTCCTGTCTAATTTTGTCGGGCGTGGTATGGCTAAAACCCACAACGACCTGCTTATCACTGAAGTGGAAAGCTACGGTACATCGTTGAAAACCTTCGCATCCGCAACCGCTGTTGCAGTCGGTGAACTGGAAGCCATGGTATTTCAGGCTGACATGGTTTCATATCTTGAGGGTGGATCTCCTGCATGGGTGATGTCCGGGCCTTCTTACAGCAAGATTGCTTCACTGGTTGGGGATGCCCGTTCCTACGTGTCAACTCCACAGGGTACAGGCGTACAGGCACCCGGAATCTTAGGGTATCCCGTTTCCTTCACCAACAAAGCTGACACCATCGCTGCTAGCAAGAAATCTGTTTTCTTCGGCGATTGGTCAGCGGTTGGCGTTCGCAACGGTGCAGGTTTGCAGATGATTCGTGATCCTTACACCCGCGCACGCTACGGACAAATTGAACTGGTATTCCTGTTCGATGCTGTTTACGGTGTGCTGAACGCTGAAGCCATTGGCTACGGTGTGCATCCTAGCGCATAGTGAAAACGATTAGTGAGTTGTCAGGCATACACCATGACGAAGTTCTAACCGTAGTTGGACGGGGTAAATCTCTGGAACGGTTACGGTTAGAACATCTTGAAGGTGTTGTAATGGCAATCAATCAGGCAATCGAAGTAGTTGAGGAGTTACAGTCTGACAACTCACTGTATTCACTGCAAAAGGATCACCTGTATTTTTATCCACAGAAAGCAACGTTGTTATTACATGAACGGGAAGCATTAAAAGAAATTGACAGCGTAGATTATGAACCTGCTTACTCGTTCGACGTTGAGAGAGATTTCGAAATTAGATGGAATTTACCGAGTGTTGTCATCGCTGAAAAACTTGCTGGATTGATGGGATGTAAACGGGTAGTTTATCTGTGTTGTGACGCAGTAACAGACGGTATAACAGACACCTACGGGACTTTACCAACCAGACCACAAGATTATTTATTACATGGTGAATTAGTAAGAAAACACGCATCAATTCCAGTTGAATGGAAAAGAATAACATGACAAAAATTTTAGCAATCTTTCCAACCTACCAAAAAGACGGTATTGACCAATACTGGAACGAATCGCTCGACAGCTTCCGGGCATTGAAATCACCTGAAGGGGTAACGGTGGATAAGTTTATTGTCAGGGACAATCCAATCAAGAACCCTGAATACAAGCACATGAACACGCTTAAGATGTACCAGAACGCACACAAAAAGACGCTTGACGAGGGTTATGACTACCTGCTCACATTTGAGCATGACATGATCGTCCCGGAAGACGGGCTGATTAAGTTATTCGAGATCAATGTGCCCGTCGCCTATGGATTGTACCAGTTACGCCACGGGGCGCGGTGTGTAAATGCCTTCACGCACATTGATGACAGCCCGAATCTTGGCAAGTCGTTTACACACAAGCGTGAATGGTTCATTGCAGCCTTTCGGAAAAAGATTGTCAGGGTGTCAGGGGTGGGGTTCGGATTTACGTTATTCAAGCGTGACGTGTTGGAAAAAATACCATTCCGATCAACCGACATGAATTACGCGCCTGATTGGGGGTTTGCAGTTGATTGCACGAAAAAAGGAATTAAACAGGTGTGCCGCTTTGATGTAATTTGCGGACACATCGAGGAAAACGGGGTGATTTTATACCCGAAGGAGGACAAGGTGAACGTAACAAAAGTGAAGGTACTCAAGCAGTTTGTGTATGGTAGATTGTACACACCAGGGCAAATTGCAGAAGTACCAGACGAACAACTGGACGATTTTCTCAGGGCTGGTTATGTGCATGTTTTGGGGATTCCAGAACGGATTGCAACCAAGATCATGACAAAGCCAACCAAGAAAAATCCGAAGGCTGTTAAATACGAGAAACAA